CCGGCGACTGCTTCACGATTGCCAACGTGTATGCCGTGCATCCGATCACCAAGGAGAACACGGGCCAGCTCAAGACCTTCCGCGTGATTTCGGTGCCGTCGGGCACCACGCTGAAGATCTCGCCCCCGATCATCTCGAACCAGGTTGCCTCGGCCTCGGCCACGCAGTATCAGAACTGCACGGTCACGTCCAAGTCGGCCACTGCGGCTGTCACCTTCCTGAACACGGTTGCCGCTCCGGCCAACCCGTTCTGGCACCGTGACGCGCTGGAGATCCTGCCGGGCCGCTACGCGGTGCCGTCGGATGCCGGTGCTGCCGTGATGCGTGGTTCGACCGATCAGGGCATCGAGTTGGTCATGACCAAGCAGTACGATATCAACACGATGAAAACCAAGTATCGCGTTGACACGCTGTTTGGCGTGGTGAACAAGCAGCCCTCCATGAGCGGCATCATCCTGTTCAGCCAGACCTGATGTAACGGGCGGCTGCGTTGCTGGCGGTGGTGGGACCTGCCACCAGTAACGCAGCCCTACCCGGCAAACTGGAGACGACATGCCTCTGAAGCAGGGTTACGGAAAGGCCTCGATCAGCAAGAACATTGCGACCGAGCGCAAGGCTGGCAAGCCGATGAAGCAAGCTATCGCAATCTCTCTGGACGTGGCCCGTCGCGCTGCAAAGCGTGCCGGCAAGCCTGCCAAGGCTCCCAAGAGGAAGTGACATGGAGTTCCCCCGCTCAGTCTGGCGTTCACCTGGTCCGATTGGATGCGGCAACTACCGCTCATTCGAGGAACGGGTGGTCGCGGATAAGGCCGAATGGGACCAAGCCCTGCTCACGGGTTGGAACACTTCGGTCGATCTCGCGCTGGCAGCGGAGGATGCCCTCAAGGCTGCCGAACGGTACGCCACTGATGTAGACGCTCCGGCGAAGGACGAGGACGCGCCCGTTACCCGTGCCGAGATGGAGGCGATGGCCTCGCAGCTTGGCATCAAGTTTGACGGTCGCACGACTGACGCCGCGCTGATGCGCAAGATCGACGCGGCAACGAGGTAGACATGGCCTACACGAAGCGCCAGTTCATCACTGCGGCTTTCGAGGAGATGGGACTAGCGTCCTATGTCTTTGACCTGTCTGCGGACCAGATGGAGTCGGCCTTGCGCCGGCTCGATGCGATGATGGCGACGTGGAACGGTCTTGGCGTGCGGCTGGGTTACCCAATCCCGGTTGACCCTGCCAGCAGCACGCTGGATGAGAACAGTGGCGTTCCTGACAACGCCAACGAGGCGATCATCACGAACCTGGCGGCCCGCCTTGCGCCGTCCTACGGCAAGCAACTGATGCCGCAGACGTTGGCAACCGCGAAGGCTGCCTACAACGTGCTGTTGCAGCGGGCCGCTGCGCCGCTTGAGATGGTGTTTCCTGCCACGATGCCGGTTGGCGCGGGCTGGAAGCCGTACAGCCTTGACGAACCCTTCTACGGCGAGGCAGAGCCTGTCGTTGACGCTGGGCCGGATGGCCCGCTGGAGTACACCTGATGCCGACGATCAATCAGCTTTCGAGCGTCGATACGCTCTCTGCCGGCGACAACCTGCCGGTGTACGTCTCTGGTCAGGGTGACGCCCGCAAGGCCTCCATGACCACGATGCAGGCGTATTTCGCAGACACCTTTGCGACCAGCGCCGCCACGCTGCCCAAGTCCACGCCGGTCACCAAGACTGCGGACTTCACGGTTGCGGACAGCGAGAACGTGATCATTGTGGACAAGGCCAGTACTTGCCTTGTCGCGCTGCCTGCTGCGGCCAACTGGGCGGGCCGGCAGATTCTCATCAAGACCGTGCAGGCGCAGGCAGTGACGTCGGTCAATTCCAACGTCATCCCGCTGGCCGGTGGCGCTGCGGGCACGGCGATTCTGACCGGCACGGCTGGCAAGTACGCCCTGCTGATCTCTGACGGTTACAACTGGCACATTTTCGCGGCCAACTGAGGCACCCCATGAGCGTTGACGCAACATTCGCACCGCGCTACGGCGCTGGCATCACCGTGACGCCGGGCACCAGTTCGGCCACGTCCACCATCGGCCTTGGCAGCAAGACGCTCTGCCTGACGAACCTATCGTCGTCTGTCGTTGCCTATGTGAAGGTCGGCCCGTCCGGCATCAGCGCCAGCGCTGCGGACTACCCGATTCCGGCCGGCTATCAGGTCACGATCAGCAAGAATCAGGACCACGACACGATTGCGTATTACGCCGCGTCGTCGGGTTCGCTGCACATCCTGCCCGGTGAGGGCTTCTGATGAAGCGCGGACGCACCAGGAACACCAAGCGGGGCGCATAAGCCATGCAGATCCCGCTGTTGTCCGGCATCTTCACTGACGACGGCCCGGACTTCAGGCGGGCGTACCCGGTGAATCTGGTCCCTGTGCCGGTTGGTACTGGGATCAGTGCGGCTTACCTGCGGCCTGCTGACGGCATCGTGTTGCAGGGCGCCGGCCCCGGCATCGACCGCGGCGGCATCGAGTGGAACAGCAGCCTGTACCGCGTACAGGGCGAGTTCTTGGTCCGCATCTCGTCCGCTGGCGTCGTGACCAACCTTGGCAGCGTCGGAGACGACGGCAAGCGGGTGGTTTTTGACTACTCGTTCGACCGGCTGGCCATCGCCAGTGCGGGAAGCCTTTACTACTACAACGGCACTACGCTTGTGCAGGTCACGGACGTTGACCTTGGCACCGTGCTGGATGTGGTGTGGGTCGATGGCTACTTCATGACCACGGACGGCACCAGCCTGATCGTCACGGAGTTGACCGACCCAACGCAGGTCAACCCGCTGAAGTACGGATCGTCCGAAGTTGACCCTGACCCTGTTGTTGGTCTGGTCAAGCTGCGCAATGAGGTCTATGCCCTGAACCGTCACACCATCGAGGTGTTCGACAACGTTGGCGGGGAGTACTTCCCGTTCCAGCGTATTGACGGCGCACAGATCCAGAAAGGCGCAGTGGGCACGCTCGCGTCGTGCGTGTTTGCGGAAACCGTGGCTTTTGTCGGCGGTGGCCGAAACGAGGCTGTGGCGGTCTATCTGGGCGTCAACGGCGGCACCACGAAGGTTTCCACCCGCGAAATTGACGACTTGCTGCGCGGCTACGGCAACGGCCAGTTGGCAGAGATTTACTGCGAGGCGCGGATCTACCGCAACCACCAGCAGTTGCTGGTTCACCTGGCGGACCGCACGCTGGTGTACGACCTGTCCGCGTCCCAAGCCGCGGGCGAACCTGTGTGGTTCGTGCTGACCAGTACGACCATCGGGTACGCCAAGTACCGTGCGCAGGGCCATGTGTTCTGCTACGACCGCTGGAACGTCGGCGATCCCGTGTCGGGTCAGTTTGGCTACATGTCCGAGGACATCGGCAGCCACTACGGCAGCAAGGTTCGCTGGGAGTTCATGACGCAGATCCTGTTCAATGAGGGACGTGGCGCTCTCATTCACGAACTGGAACTGACGGCGCTGACCGGTCGCGTGGCACTGGGCAAGAACCCGGCCATTTCCACCTCGTTTAGCATCGACGGCGAGACGTGGGGCCAAGATCACACTATCGCGGCCGGTGCCATTGGACAGCGTGACAAGCGCCTGACGTGGTTCCGGCAGGGCTTCATGCGCAACTGGCGGGTGCAGCGGTTCCGTGGCGACTCGGACGCGCATGTGACCTTTGCGTCCCTTAACGCACGCATAGAGCCGTTGGCGTTCTGATGGCCACCAAGCGCCTTAAACTGACCCGTGACCAGCTTGCGGCCTTTCTCGGCAAGGACGCCGAGGCCATCAAGCAGTTTGAGGCGCTGTTCGCCACCACGGACGAACTTTCGACGTCCGTGCAGGATGAGTTGACTATCTCGGCAATCAACGCCGAGGCCCGCGCCCAGCAGGCCATAGACGCCCTGAACCGGCTATCTGACGTACTGGAGTCGCTGGCGCTGGCCCCTGTCATTCGGGCCGACAATAGTCTGGTGACCGACTACATCGACCTGCCGGATGTGGCGGCACACACCACACTGCCGCGTCGTATGCAGTGGAATCAGGACGACGGCACACTGGACGTGGGCCTGTACGGCGGCGCTGTCTTGCAGGCCGGGCAGGAGACGCTGTTCTATTCCAAGAACACCAGCGGCGGGTCAATTGCCATCGGCACGCCTGTAATGTTTACCGGCACGGTCGGAGCCAGCGGCAAGCTGACATTTGGCCTTGCGATTGCTGACGGCAGCGTGTCGCCCGACTACATGATGGGCGTTACCGCGCAGACCATCGCCAATAATGACTACGGCTATGTCACCTCTTTTGGAGCGGTGCGTGGCTTCAACACCACTGGTAGCCCCTACGGCGAGACGTGGGCGGACGGCGACCTGCTGTATTTCGACGCGGCAGCGCCCGGGACGTGGACCAATGTTCAGCCGTCTGCGCCCAGCATCGCCGTTCCTGTCGCGGTTGTGATCCACGCCAGCGCCGGTAGCGGCTCGATCTTCGTGCGTATGAAGATCAGCGAGCGGCTGAACGAGTTGCAGGACGTTCACATTACGGGCAGTCCCGCGAACGGGCAGATTCTTGTCTACAACGCGACCACGACGCGCTGGGAGAACGCCAACGTAACGGCGGGGTCCAACATCGCGGTAACCAACGGGGCCGGATCGGTCACGATTGGCACCACTGCTGCGATCACGGCCGACCTGACCAACAACACGGGCCGGCTGGTCGATAGCAGCGTGAACCTGACAGACGGATCAGCGGCCAATACGGCCACGCTGACCAACGCACCCGCGACGGGCAATCCGACGAAGTGGATTTCGATTGACGACAACGGCACGACCCGCTACGTGCCGGCATGGTGAGGTGATTTATGGCCGTTTCAGTCACAGTTCTGGTCCCGCCGAAGCAACTGGAGTCCACCCAGACGACCCAGTACACGGCGACCAACGTCAAGGCGATCATCGACAAGGCTACGGCGACCAACACCAGCGCTAATGCGGTGACGCTGTCGGTGAATCTGGTCAACGCTGCCGGCACGGCAGCGGCAAACAACCTGGTGATGCAGGCCCGCTCGATTGCGGCTGG